CTAGTAGTTGGTATATTGGTTTTAATTGAAGGTTTTATCATATTAAGGGGATTAATAGAATTATCAAGACAAATTGAAAGCGGACTTGAAGAATTAGATACAAATTTGGCCGCCGCTATAGCAACGGTTGTTGAAAATTTAATGAAAAATTTTGGCGGTGGAGATTTTGAACCCGTAAATCCAATTCAGCAGGCTATAGCTGGATTCATTCAAAACAAAATGAATGAAAATAATGCAATTGAAGTTGTTTCCAGATCAGCCGATGGTAAGTTTTCTCCTGCAGATAATTAATAATGTTAATTAACAACTATACAACCCGAAGTTGATATATGGCTCGTAAAAAGTCCAAATCTCCGAGAAGGCGACCCGCTTTCTCAATATTAAATGCCCTAGAAAGTTTAACCTACGCTGAAATCCTTAGTAGAGGGATTACGGGCGGAGGCGTTTGGTCTTTTATCACCAATCAATCTGATTCATATACAGTTTCCCCAATGGTGGCTGAAGATGGATTAGGAGGATATATGATTGGTAAGGACGGTCAAGTTTCCCTTCAAGATTTAGTTAAAAACCCTCAAGACGCTATTCAATCTATGGCTGGAATGTTCCAAAGTAATTTGATTCCAATGGCAACTGCGGCTTTCACAACTTCTATAACTTTTAGAATTGGTAAAAAACTATTAAGAATGCCAATTAATAATATAAATCGTAATTTAATTAGACCAGCATTAGGTCGAACTGTGAGGCTGTGATATTATGGCAAATGTTGATGCATACGGATCGTTAATAATGACTTCTGGAGGCGTTGTCCCTTTAGCAAACGCCGCACTTACTGAGGCAACTTTGGACGAACTGGCCACAGATTCAAACTTCGTTGGAAGTAATCAAAACGCTGGAACCTTCGCAACTCAAACGCTAACCTCAACAACTATTGCGGCGGCGGGAATAACAGCCGAGAATGACATCTCTTATGCTTTCGTTCGTTCAGCTGGAACAATCAAAGCGGCTTTGCCTGTATCGGGTGTAAATGGCGGCTCAGATTTGCCGGCTCCTTTACCATATCCGAAAAGACTAGCATCCGGCGACCAAGTTATGGTTATGGCTAATGCTGTCGCTGATAGAGAAGTGGCTTTGTCTGTGGCGTGTTCAAATGGTGAATACCATGTTTTCTCAGTAACACCTGCGGCAACCGGCGAGCATGAATTAATTTCTGTGTTATCTGGACTTTCTTTAGGTGAAACTCTTCAAGGTAGAACGATTACTCACGCTTTCGCTATGATGGGCAATAATCAATCAAATATGACTAGCCCAATTTACATCGTAAATGGATCTGGATTACCGATTGGCTCAGTAACAGCGAGCGACCCCGTTTGTGATTCGGGATTCTTTATACCTGTCGTTTGTCGTGTTGCTTTGAACTCTCGTGCTGTGTTTAGAACTGATGCTTAGGTGATTACATGGCTATTAGTAAAAGAGCAAGGGCTAGATTCAAAATTATGTCGGCTAGTGAAAAAACCGCAGTTAAAAAATCGGTTAAACTTCTTTATGATACTGAGTTAATGGGTGTCAAAAGAATGAGAGAAATAATGAGAATGTGTGAGAAGTGATTGTTTGTATTATTGTTACGGACAATTAAGGTCGCAAATGGCAACCCTTCCAGCTAATCTGTCCCTTTATCGAGGGATTATTGTATTTACTGCAGGAGAAAACCCCGTGTTCATTAATGCCGGTGCTTATTGGGGCGGTGATACTAACGAATTTTACACACTTGCTTTGGCCCCGCCGACCTGGATTAATGGCACTTCAACGGCGGAAGGCACTAATCCCGATAGTGATGGCAATGGAATCATTCCTATTACGGGCGGATTAAAGGGTGGATTATTTACAAATGCTAAGAAAGGGACTATATTTATTCCCGTTACAATAGATGATAATATTGTGAATGATATTATTGTCCCTCCATATTATAATCTAGTTATTTATCCTACTACGGGAACTATGTCTACTGCTGTTCAATCTACTATCTTAGGATTTGACTTAGTAAAGCCGTGAGTGTGATCTGGATGCCACGAATGCCGGTTGATGGTGAAAAGGTAGTTGAACACCGTATTACATTAGGCGGTAAAGAAAGACAAATGATTGATGAATTAACTACCGCTTATCAAGTAAAAAATATTGGCGGAACTTTTGTTGATATTATTTCAAGTCCAGCTATAGGCAGTTTATTGATAGGTGCTATAGTATTGTATCTAAATCAAAAACTTGACCCCGATTGGCAAGAGATAACTTCCGAGATGACACCCGACCAACTCAAAGATTGGTTAGAAACTCAAAACTTAATCGGTGGAGGTTTGGGACTTCTTTTAGGTGGAATTTTAGGAGGGCCATTTGGTGCATTACTTGGCGGTGTAGTTGGGGTTGGTGCTGTAGAAGTTGGTGAGGCGGCTCTGGATGCTACCGCAAATGTCATCGAAGAAAATGTCCCTCCTTCCGTAACTATTTTTGTCGCTCTTCAAATTGTTAATTCCTATAATAAATTAAAGAATTTAGTTTCTTGAGGGTATAAATCCGTTAGCGGTATGGTATGCTTCATCGTAGGAGCAAATAACGGACCCTCTCGAAAAAATTTGTCTTTAGGGTGGGTGTGAAGCCCTATTTCTTAGAAAACTTTGAACTCAATTTTTGCCAAATGCTTTGATTAAGTTTTGATCGTAACTCATCTCTTTCAATGCATACCTGTGTGAATTTATCTAAGATAGAATCTTGTGCTTCAACTAATTCTGAAATATTAAACATTTTAACTTCATATTCAGTTTCTACTACATCACCGTCAATATTAGTATAATTATGAGGTTTCATAACATACTCTCGAGGTTTTGCATACCAGCTAATGGCATTTGAAACGAATCTGGATTTTTTACCTTTATTCACTTTAGATATTATTTCGCTCGCACCTGGATTAAGGGTGAATGAATGAATCCTATTATCTCTTGACATTATACAACCTCCGTTAATTTATGGCCGGCTCCTGCAGGACATGACATAGATTGAATTATTCTTACATCTTCAAAAGTATTAACCAAGAAATCAACTTGACACTTTGCACATCTTAAATTCATAGCCAATCCTCCAAAGTGGTTTGCTCTTCAATGGACCTTCTCAATTGCTCCGAAACTTCTAGCGGTATGATTGCCCTAATATTTGCTCTAAGTGGATTAGTCGGCCCTGTATCATGCTTGAGATGTTTGTAATTAGGAGGCATAATAATTTGAGGAAATTTACCCCACAAACAAAAAGAATTTATGATCTGGATTGGCTTTCCCAAAATTGGATTAAAGAACTCTTGGGCTCCAATTACATTTTCAATAACCCAATATTTAGGCTGTGCATAATCAATTATTTCTTTTGCTGTTTTCATCAATTCCATATTTGGTTGAAAATCAATCCCGTTTCTTCTTGCTATAGATTTTGGAGCATTACACGCATTAGAAAATTCCAAACATGGAGGCGAAGCCCAAATTAAATCAAATTCTTGTTGCCAAATTTCATCAATTAATATGGAATTTAACAATTCTCTACAATCCATAATTATAGTATCATCAACATAACCTAAAGCCGGATTATTTTCTATTCTGATTACTTCCCAACCTGCGTCTAAAAAAGCCTGAGAAGCCCCGCCTAATCCACTAAATAAATCTAATACTCTCATGGGTTATACACCACCAACCCATTATTGTGCTTCCAACAAGCCCTACAAACCCACCAGCTAATGAATAAATCTGATGGGGCCTTTCCATATCTTACAACTTTAACTTCATTGCATTTTTTCTTGTTTCTACATATCATACATTGAGTATTCTTCACCTTTCGTATAAATCCAAGATTAGTCCATGTAGGCAATTATAACACCACCAAAACAGAAGGAAATGCACAGGCTTGGCCGGTTCCATGTTTTAATCTACCTTGAATCGGTAAAAAGTGGGCTCCTGCTTCGTGAAGCATTCGATACCAATGAGTAGAAGAATCATGTTTTAACAAAAGCACAATTTTCTGATCTGGAAAGAAGGATTTAGTTAAAATTGCTTTCTCTACAAACGGTTTAACATTTGAATAAGGTGGATTAATAAAAATCTTGAAATTATGTTTTTTACTCATCATTCTCCAATCAGATTTCAATGCATCAACTACATTTGGGTTCTCTAAGCCACCCAAAGGGCAAGGGTCATAATAATTGTCAAATAATTCCTTGAGCCAATTATCGGTCGGGTAATCATCGGTTGAAAGCGGGCGTTTATCTGTCGGCGGTGTAATACTCATGCCCTTACGGCTTTGAATCTACATATAATACTCTCGCCCTTGCGGCGAGCATTTCCAATCTTTTTTGAAAAAAAAAAAGCCTTGCGATATAGCCTCGGCTGTGTATATGGTCCCACATTACACCCTAATTAAAAGGATTGGGATTGGGGCGGGCTATCCAGGCCAAAAAAAACGTTTAAGGGGCGGGTAGCGACCGGTTGAGGCATGGATTACGCTCTAGTAGTTGGTATATTGGTTTTAATTGAAGGTTTTATCATATTAAGGGGATTAATAGAATTATCAAGACAAATTGAAAGCGGACTTGAAGAATTAGATACAAATTTGGCCGCCGCTATAGCAACGG